GTCGCCCACCGCTGCCGGGTCTACCTGACTCTCGCTCTGCAGATTCGCGGCAATGCCCAAGGCCTGAGCATGAGACCAGCCGCGCGATTCGAAGAACCGCACAGCGGATGTAGTGTTGCCATTCACACCGGCGGACATTTCGGCGTTCGTACTCAACCCGTTGCCGCGCAGTGCGTTGCCGAAGCGCTCAAAGCCTTCGCCGACACGCGAGGTGGCGCGGCTAACGCGCATCAGCAGTTCGTATGAACGAGAGACGAGATCGAAGAAGTCGTTCGCGCCCTTCTTCGCCTTATCCCAGTCGAAGCTCTTGACCTCGTCGGATAGCCAGCGCACCGCGCCCGCGACGCCCTGAATCAGTTTTTCCTTGTTCTCCGGCACGGCGAGCCACTGAGTCATCAACTGGATCGCCGGCTGCAAGACAGGAATCAGTGCGTTGCCGAGCGAATTGCGCAGCGACTCGACCGAGATTTCGAGCTTCGAGATGTTCTGCGCATATTCGTCCGCTTGACGGATTGCCTGGCCGTCCATCGCGGCGTGGAGATTGTCGAATTCCCGCACCAGCGCCTGGATGGCTGCGGGGCCCTTCATAAGCAGCGGCAAAATCGATTCGACACCGAACGCCTGCGCGATCTGTCGCGCCGATTGCACAGTGCCGCCGGCGCGCATGTTCGACTGGATCGCCTTCGATACGTCCAGCAGCGCGCGAGACGTATCAACGGCGCCGTCAGCGGTCTTGTGCAGCCCGATCCGCCACGCGCTCATGAGCGCGAGCGCTTCTGGCGCGCGGCCGTTCACTGCGCCTTGCATCGTGTCCCCGAGCTGCTGGAGCGACGCGTCCATGCTCTCATTCGAGAGCCCGGCGAGCCGCGCCGCGCCGCGGTATTGCTGCAGTTCGTTGGTGTTGACGCCGAGCAGACCTGATGTGCGATCAAGCTCCTGTCCAGCGCGCCCCCAGCCGGTGACGATCGCGGCAAGTCCAGCGACTGAACCGAGTCCGCCGAGCAGCCCGAGCGGCGTTGCTCGCATGACGAGTTTGCTCGCAAGAGAACCGGCCGCTCGAGCGGCGCCGAGAAGCCCGCGGGTCAGGCGGGATAGTCCCGTTTCGCGGCTGAGAGAGCCGAGCGATTTCGCCAGATCAGTGACCGGCGAAATGGTGCTGGCGATAGAACCCTTGACCTTTCGCACGGTCGACGTCGCGCGGTCGACGGCGGTGATGACGAACTGAATCTTATTGGCCATGGGTTGTTCCAGTCGCGCTGCGGATCCGCAGCGCTTCTTTCAGGTGCCACTCGGTTTCGGACCACGTCATTGCCCAGACGGTGGCGGGCGGAATGCGCCAGAAATGCGCGACATCAGCGATCCACTGCTCCCACTCTTCTGGGACGTACGTCGCGTCGGCGGCGATCAGTCGTCCGAGCCCGGCCGCCGCCCGATCTGAAAACCGTTGAAATAGCCGACGGCAGTCAGAAAGTCCCGGGCGCACATGGCGCGAACCGTTTTCTTCGGCACCTTCGCGACGTCGGAGATAAGCGCAACCGATGCGGCGAACGGTCCGCCGGCCGCGCGTGCCTTCCGGCGCTGCTGATTCGTCGGTTCGCACAGATCGAGCGATGCCGCGTTCAGTCCCGTGTTGTCTTCCGTGAGTTGCACCGGCTGCTCGAGCAGCAGCGTCATTTCGTCGTCGCTACGCTGCGTCGGATCGCTAACGCCGTCGGCGAACGTAGCGAAATAATCCTCGGCCTCGTCGAGCTGGCTGCCGAACATCTGGTCGACGGCATCGATCGGCACCGCGGAGATGAGCGCGATGAGCGCGATGAGAAAGCCATACTTTCCCGCGTTTTTCTCTGCGGTTTCGTAGTCGCCAGCGAGCGGCTCGCGCAGCGTGACCGACTCGTACGTCTTCGCGCCTTCGCCAGCGCCGACGGTAATCGGCTTGCGAAACGTGATGGTCTTCGTGGGTTCCATCAGTTAGTGCTCCGTGACGCTCGGGCCTTCCCACGTGACCGGCACGGTCGCGTCCTCGGCCTTTGCGCCCTGCGGATCAACCGTCCACATGTTCCGGCCGATCACTGTCTTGCCGTTGGCCAGCTCGGTGACGACCGTGACATCGTCCATCGCGTTGATCGCGGCGAGCGAAAGGCCACCCATATCGCGCAGCGTTGCCTTGATCTGGCCAGCCTTCGGCTTTTCGCTAAAGCCGTCGACACCGGATTGACCCGCGAGGGTCTCGCGCGTGACCGAGCTCGGGTCGTATTCGAAGTCGCCGGCGACGGTATAGGTCGTCCCGTCCACCGTC